AACGGTCAACACCCTCGGGCAGCCGGTGTACGCCAAGCAGGCACCGCGCCAGTTCGATCGCGGCACCGACCTGCACACGCAGAGCAACCCGCTGCCCATGTGCCACCGCCCAGGTGTCTTGATCAAGCTGACTGCCTAACCGCAGGTCATCAGACTACATGCAAGCTGCCTTTGAGCGAGCGGTTGCGCGTTTGTTCGCCAGGCTGGGTGTGCCTGGCACCTACCGACTGGCCGATGGCCGAGAAATCGCCACCTGGTTCATCGCCAAGCAGGCCGATGTCGTCGAGTCTTTCGGCGACACCCGGCTGGCGTTGGCCACACACCGCTTTGATGTGATGGTGCGCGAGGTGCCGTCTCCCCGCGAGGGGGAGCGATTCACCCTCGCTGGCCAAACCTACCAGGTGGTGGGGGCACCGCTGGCCGATCGCGATCGGCTGATCTGGACCGTGACCGGAGCGCCGGTATGAGGCTGATGGCAGCCTTGTCCGGCGAGCTTGATCAGATGCTTGCTGATGAGGTGCGTATTGCCGAGCAGGCCGTGACTCAGTCAATTCGTGAAGCGACCGTTGGCCTGAAAACCGAGTTGCGCAGCCAGATCACGGGTGCGGGCCTCGGTCAGCGCCTGGCCAACACCTGGCGCGGCGAGGTCTACCCGAAAGGCCAGATGAGCATCAAGGCGGCGGGCCTGGTCTACAGCCGAGCGCCCGAAGTGGTTGGCGCGCACGACCAGGGCGCGACCATCCGCTCCAAGGATGGCTTTTGGCTGGCGATTCCCTTGCCCGCTGCTGGCAAAGGTCCGCGCGGCAAACGCATGAGCCCGGGCCTATGGGAAAAGCTGCGCGGCCAGCGCCTGCGATTTGTCTACCGCCGGGGCAAGCCATCGCTCTTGGTGGCCGAAAACCAGCGTGCCCGCCAGGGCCAGCGCGGTGGCTTCTCCGCTGCTTCGCAGAAAGCCCAGGCCACTGGCCGTGGATTGGTCACGGTGCCGATGTTCCTGCTGGTGCCCCAGGTGACTCTCAAGAAGAAATTCGACATCGACAGCGCTTCGCGCCGCTGGGTCAGCACGCTGGCCAACCGGATCGCCAACCGCTTCGATGAAGCCGATCGACGAGGAGTGTCCTCATGAGCCAACGTGAAAGCGCTATCGGTGCACTGTTCGCCGTGCTCGGCCAGTTGTCCTTGGGCACCGGAGCTGCGGTCAAACGCAACGCCGCCTTGCCCGAGCGCGTGGCGGACCATGCCATGGCCATCTTGCGCGACGGCGAAATGGGCGAGCCTGAGGTGTCGCTTTCACCGCTGACCTATCACTGGCAGCACCAGGTGGCGATCGAGCTGTTCGTAGCTGACCCAGATGTTGTTGTGCGCGACGTCCGCATGGATGGCCTGCTCATAGAACTGGCTGGCCTGGTCGAGGCCGACCGCACCCTGGGTGGCGTCACCGAGTACGTCGCGATCGGCCCGCCCAAGTTTGACGAACTGGCTCCTGACGGCAGCAGCGGCATCAAAGCCTGCCTGCTGCCCGTGGTTCTTCACTACAGCAGCAGCGGCCCTCTGAACTGACCACGTCGACATCCATGTTGACGTCTCTCATCCTTATCCTCCAAGGAGAAACTTGATGGCCCGTGCCTATGGCGCGAACGCCAGCCTATTGGCCGCGTTCGAAACTACCTATGGCAGCAACCCAGTGGGCGACTACTGGAAGCTGCCATTTGTCTCCACCACCCTCGGCTCCGAGCAGGGGCTGATTGCCAACGACCTCATTGGTCTGGGGCGTGATCCGAGTGCGCCCATCCGCGACGTGATCAAGGTCGAGGGCGACATCGTCGTGCCTATTGATGTGCGCAACATCGGTATCTGGCTCAAGGCCCTGCTGGGCAATGCCACTGCCAGCGGCTCGGGTGTCGTCACGCACACCTTCACCTCTGGCAAGCCGAGCCTGCCCAGCCTGACGCTGGAGACGGGGCTGCCAGACATTCCGGCCTGGTTTGTGGCTTCCGGTGTCATGGTCAACAGCCTGCAGGTGGGCTTTGCGCGTTCTGGTGCTGCCAACGCCACGGTTGGATTGATCGCCCAGGGCGAGGCCAAGCGGGCGGCAACGCTGGATGCCACCCCGGCCAGCCGCGATCTGATCCGTTTCAACCAGTTCCAGGGTTCGATCAAGCAAGGCGGCGCAGCGCTGGGCAACGTGGTCTCGGCGCAGCTGACCTACTCCAACAACCTGGAGCGCATCGAGACCATCCGCTCCGACGGCAAGATCGACGGCGCTGATCCGACGGTGGCCAGCCTCACCGGCAACCTGGAGGTGCGCTTTGCCGACACCACGCTGATCGATGCCGCCACCAACAACACCCCGCTGGAGCTGACCTTCGGCTATGCGATTGATGCCGATCGGCGCCTGACTTTCATTGCGCACGAGGTCTATCTGCCTAAACCCAAGCTTTCCATCTCTGGCCCTGGCGGTATTCAAGCCACCTTCGAGTGGCAGGCTGCCAAGGCTGCTGGGGTCGCCCGCATGTTCACCGTCGAACTGGTGAACGACGTTATTTCCTACTGACTTCACTGAGGTCTCTCATGCTCAAACTGAACCTTCCGCGTGAACCCTACTGGATCACGCTGGCTGCCGGCGTGCGCCTGCAGGTCCGGCCCGCTAACACTGCGTTGGTGATGGCTGCGCGCCATGCTGCGTCCAAAGTGGCCGGCACCGATACCGCCGCTGCTGGGGAACGCACCGCCACCCTCATCACTGAACTCGCCAAGCTGGCCGTACTTGCCTGGGAGGGCGTGGCTGACGACAAGGGCAAGCCGGCTACTGTCTCGCCAGTGGGTGTGGCCGCACTGATGGAGCATTGGCTGCTGGCGGACGCCTTCGAGCGTGAATACCTCGCAGGCCTCTACGCATTGGATTCTGAAAAAAACGCTTGAAGGCTCGCACCGCATGGCACTTCGGTGGCGGGCTTAGCTACTGCAGCGCCTGCCCCGAGCCATGCCCCGAGTGCCCATACACCTTGAACGCCCCCCACAGCCTGGACGGCTGGCAAGCCGCCAGCGCGATTGAGGTCTGCGCCAGCCAGTTGCGCATGGCGCAGGGCCGTGTGGTCGGGCTGGATCTGAACGCGTGGATGCTGGCCTGTGAAAGCACGGGGTTGGACAAGTCAACGGCGATTGACCTGTTTCCAGCAGTCGAGGCGGGCTTGCTGAGCAGCTTTGAGCAACACGAATAACGCGACGACTGATTCCCTTTCTTTGAACCGAGTGTTCCCTCCCCATGGCTGAACGCAACCTCTCCATCCGCCTGGCCGTTGTCGACGGCGGCAAGGTCAAAGCCGAGCTGTCCGAGATCGGAGAGAAGGGGGAGCGCTCGCTCAAAAAAATCGAAGCGGCCTCCACCCCAGCCTCCGGTGGCCTCAAGCTGCTGTCTAGTGCGGCCAACGATGCCAAATTTCAGTTGGAAGCGGCCACTGACAGGTTGGGGCTCTTGGGATCGGTGCTCGGCAAGCTAGGTCCTGCCGGTCTGATTGCCGGTGCCAGCATGGCTGCACTGGGTGTGGGCATCACGGCCCTGGTCATGCCGGTGGCACGCGTTGGCGATGAGTTCTTCAAGCTCTCGCAAAAGACCGGTGTCTCGGTCGAAGCACTCAGCGCGCTTGACTACGCCGCCAAGCTGTCGGACGTCAGCACCGAAGGCCTGACCAAGGCGCTGCAAAAGCTCTCTGTTGCCATGTTCGACACCCAAGTCAATGGCGAAGAGGGCAGTGCGGCGCTGAAGGCGCTGGGAGTATCAGCCACCGACGTGCATGGGCAGATCCGTCCGACCGAGCAGGTGCTGCTGGATCTGGCCGATAAGTTCTCGGCCATGCCGGATGGCGCTGACAAGGCGGCCCTGGCCGTCAAGCTCTTTGGCAAAGAAGGTCTGGCGATCATCCCTCTGCTCAACCAAGGGCGAGAGGGCTTGAGGGCGCTCATGGAAGAGGCGCAGCGCTTGGGGCTGGTCCTGTCAGAGGACGCGGCCCGTGCGTCCGAGGCCTTCAATGACAACCTGACTCGCCTCAATGCAGTCTTTGAGGGCGTGCGCCGTCAGCTGGGGGCCGCTGTCATTCCGATCTTGGCAGATCTGACCGAGCAGATGTTTCTGGCCAAGACAGCTACCGGCAGCTTTTCTAATGAACTTTTGGCCATCAGCCAAAACCGGCAAGAGGTCCTCAATTACCTGGAGTCTGTGGCCAAGGGCATCGCCTTCATCGCCGAGTCGGCTGTGCTGGCCAAGCGGGTCCTTGCCCAGCCCCTTGACAGCCTGTCAGTGGTGGGCAAAGACGTCGAGACCTGGTTCAAAGCGGATTTGCTGCGCACCATGAAGTCGATGGGCTATGACCCCAAAGCCATCGATGCCGAGATTGCCAGGCTGCAGACGGCCCGCGAGGACTATGTTCGATCGGCCAACGATCGACTCTTTGGCATCAACCAGAACCCCGGTTATGTAGACCGTGTGGCTAAGTTCTTTGACGAACAACGTCGCACCGTGCGCGTCATGGGCCAGAAGTTCGTGCTCGACACCGAGGCCCAGGCCAAGGAAGTGCAGGCGATTTACGACAAGTTCCTCCCAACGCTGCCACGAAGGCCTCGGGTGGCGCTGGACCTTTCCGGTTTCCAAAAGCCCAAGCCTTCAGAGAAGGTCAACGAAGGGGAAGCCTTTCTCAATCAACTGCGCCTGCGCCTGACCCGTACCCAGGAGGGCGAGGCTGCCGAGCTGCGTGCCCGTGCCCTGCAAATCGAAGCCAAAGGCTACAAAGGCGTGGCCACTGAGGCTGAGCAGTACATCCAGGTGCTCGAAGCCGTCGAGCGCCAAAAGGAAAAAGACAAAGCGTTCGAGGTCTATGAGAAAGAGGAAGCTGCCGGGCGAAAGGTCATTGACAACCTCATCGGCGCCAACCGCCAGCGCATTGAAGCTGCGCAGCTGCAGCGCCAGATGCTCGATCTCCATGCCGACGATCGCACGCTGCTCCAAGCCAGGGTCGAGCTGGAAAGGGCCGCTGCCAATGCGCGCAAAGAGGCCAATCAGATCCAGGACCCAGGTCTTCGCACCCAAACGATCGAGGCCATCAACGATGCGCTGGCCAGGCAACTCCCCATTTTGGAGGACCTGGTTCGTGCCAACAGCGAGTACCAGCGCACAGCGGAATATGGTGCCAAGTCGGCCCTGCGCAGCTATATCGATGAGGCGACCAATGCAGCCAAGCTCGCCGAGCGGGCCATCACCGGCAGCTTCAAGTCCATGGAAAACGCTCTGACGCAATTCGTGATGACGGGCAAGCTCGACTTCAAAAGCCTGGCCGACTCCATCATCGCGGACTTTGTGCGAATACAGATTCAGCGGGCCATCACTCTGCCGCTGGCCAACTGGGCTACTGGGCTTATCACTTCATCACTTACCCCAGCATTGAGTCCAGCGGCAACTCAGGCATTTCCGTTGGGCTCTGGCGATCTGGTTGGCGTCAACGCAAACGTTGCTCACACCGGCGGTTTGTTGGGTGCTGATTCACTGCCTGGTCGGCAGGTCAGCGCAGCCCATTTTGCCCAGGCCAGGCGCTTTCACACGGGCGGCTTGGTGGCTGGCGAAGTGCCCATCATTGCGCGAGAAGGAGAGGCCGTTTTTACGCCCGGACAGCTTCGCGCGCTCGGGGGAATGGCGGGAGGCTCCGCAGGTCGGCCAGCTGTCAACGTCCAGGTCAATGTCATCAACCGGGCAACTGGCGTCCAGACTCGCGTTGAAGAGCAACAACAAGCCGATGGAAGCACTCGGCTGGATGTGATTGTCGAAAAAATTGAGGCCTATATGTCCCGATCCATTGCCATTGGCAGTGGTCTGGCTCCGACGCTTGAGCGTCGATACGGTCTCAATCCGGCGGCGGGGGTGTATCGATGAGTACTGGGACGTCCAGCATCACCGGCGCGAACCTGGCAATTTGGCCAGACACCTTGCCCTTGCCCAGGGTCGACGGGTATGCGCTTTCGGCGCAGCCAAACACCCTTAGAACTGAGCTGGAAGCTGGCGCTGCCCGCGTGCGGCTGCGCTCCCAAGCCCTCATCTACAAGGTTCAGGCGCAGTGGCGTTTTAGCCCAGAAGCCTTCGCCTTGTTTGATGCCTGGTGGTTTCACCGGCTGAACCAAGGGGTGGCTTGGTTCGCCATGCCGCTTACCGCAGGCTTAGGCGTTCAGCTGGTCCAGGCCCGCTTTGCCGGTGCTTGGGACAGCGAGCTTCTTGCCGGTGGCCGTTGGCAGGTCAAGGCCCAACTGGAAGTTCAGGACTTACCTCGCCTGTCATCGGATGAAACAGAGGTGGCGGCAGCGCTCGGACCTGCAGCGATCGACATAGGCACTCGTTTGCATGCATGGCTGCATGCGTCCTT